CATTAAAGGAAAATAAGACGCATTGTTAGTGACTTGAGTAGTTGCCACATTGTTGGCATTAGTGGATGTGGTTGCCGTGCTCGCATTACCACTTAGTGTTGCCGTGATTGTCCCCGCGCTAAAATTTCCACTACTATCCCGCGCTACTAATGTACTCACTGTATTCGCCGAAGTATAAGCCAAAGAAGCTAAGTTTTTACCAGAATCTGTGACTACTGCTTGAGACGCGGTTAAATGCGGCAAATTAATATTCCCACTGCTATCTACTGAAAAATCGGTAATAGGCGTTGCAGGATTACCACTTGTTCCCGATATTGCATGTTGTAATTGAATTCCAAATTCGTTTATCAAAAATAGAGCGCCAGTCCCGTTATTAGCATAAACATATCCGAGCGCTGTTGCGTCATATTTTAGACTTCCAGATAAAAACAAACCGTTATTTACGCTCTCAATGCCTAGATAAGAACCGAGTCCGCCGAATTGTAAATAATTACCATAAAGCAATGAGCTGTCAAATGTCATTGCTGACTGATTTCCGATTAGTGGGGTAAAATTATGGGCTATATTTAATTGGCCTATATTTCCCCCTGCATTTTGTAAATTGGTAGTGAGATTATTAGCGCTATCGGTTGCTATTAAAGTGTTTGCTAACCCAAGCCCGCTTAAATTCAATCCTACACTCGTAAGAATACCGGTATTTGGGTTAAAAGATAATCCGGTTGCCGTATTTATTGCTTGGTTATTAGCCGTATTTGATCCTACAAAAATAGGATAAAAAACTGAATTGGTCGTCACGGCTGACGTATTAGCGCGTCCTATAGCCACGCCGCTGTCTGTGAGCTGACCGCCGGTTGAATTAAATGAAGCATAGTGTCCAACAGTACCTGAGCCGTTCATAAATTGAAAAGTCGATCCACCATTTTGACTTAAATAGATATTGCTAGTGCCTTGTGGTAGTCCATCAGTATTTGGAATGCTACCGGCCACACTTGCAACTTTAGATGTAATGGTATAAGTTGGGTCATTTCCAGTACTTGCTGCACAATATATTTGAGTAAAAACAGTATCGCCTTGCGATAATTCTATGACTCCTGTCATTGTAGCTGGAACAGACAATAATACATTTTGACGAGAAACATAAGCTCGATAGTTTGTTGTTTCTATAGAAGTATCAGCACGCAATATTGCAATCGCATAATAATATTCTACAAAACTAGAAGCAGTTGGGCGCATTGAAACTGCTTGAGTGACCATGAAATTAGTAATTACTGATCCGGTATAAGTTGATCCTACTGTATTTACGCCGGCAATTATCATTGTCTGGCTTGTGAAATTCTGATCACTTACATCGGTAAATCCAGAGCTAACCGGTACTGCGACAAATGAGCCACCAACGGCAGGGCGCGGCGCAGAATTATTAATAACAGAATAGGCAGCAAATGAAGGCTCAGGTACGGGCGCACCACCAGAACCAAATACATCAATAGTACCATCGCCATTATCTGTAACTGTCACTGTGCCGGAACCGCTGACATTTTGTGTAGTTAGTATTTTTTGCCAACTTATCCCATCATAATAATCGCGAGTTTTAGTAGTAGAATTAAATATTCCAAGACCAATTGGATTTCCAGTTATATTAATGGAATCCCTTTCAGTATTAGTCATGACAGGATCAGAAATACTACCATATGTCGTACTTTTTATTTGAAAAAATGTTGAATTCGGATCATCAGTTAGAATAACAGATAAGCCATCTGCTCCATTTTGAGAAACAAGAAATGGTTTAAAACAGCTTGTAAAAGTATCTGAAATAATAAATAAATTATCAGATGTTGAATTAATAAAAGATAAACCGGAACCCGCGCCAAATTTAATTTGCGGCGGACTCGATATATCATATATTTGTTGCAAAGAAGCTGGTACAGGAAAATCATACCAATTGGGTGATAAAATATCGGGAGCCGTATATATATAATTTGAGTTACTTTTTACAACAAAAACTGTATCACCATCTGAATTTAAAAAAGTTTGATCAAAATTACTATAGTTATTAATAAAATATATATCTGAAACCGAATTAACATTCAGTAAACTTTTATCAGGAAATTTAAATGTTTGCGAGCTAGTATGACCAATTGCAATAAAACGTGGCAATGGATTTGGCAATAGAGTTGGCCCATTATCTGAATAAAAAAGATATCCATTTCTTAAGCCTAAATTTTGTGCAGATGTGCGTATATTACTGACATCACTCAGATTATTAGCGCTTAATAAAAAATTGCCACTATTTTGTAAATATGTTTTAATTGCCGAAGCTGCTTGCTTAACATTAGTGCCGCCCTGTACCCAGGGTGCAAAATCTGAATCACCAATAGCGCTACCGGTAGGCAATTGAGAAAATTTAATTTCGCCAGGCATAAAAACCTCTTATTCAGTTATAAAATTATCCAATCCGTTTTCTGTGATAAAAAAATTACTTAAATCCTCTTCAATAAAATAAGCCGATCCCGGCGGTGGCAGCGGGACTTGCCCCTCATTAAAAAATTGACAAAATAAATCTTGTCCCAAGGGATGAGTTAATGCATTGATCAAGAATGATGACATTACAAAGGCCCTACATCGAAATAACCTAAATAATTGCAAAATCCTATTATAACCCAATCACTGGGATTCGGAGAGAAAAAATGTAGATACAATGCATTTCCTTGGTTATCTTTTGTATCTAACATGACAGTAGGAGGATTGATTTTTGCCAATGTTTGAGTAAAAGAACTACTCGGCGCAGACAGAGTATCGCCTACTAATCCCTGAGATACTTTCACAGTTGCACCCGCCGAGTAATATAAAATAGCTGCATTGAATTCTTCTGGAATAGCAATTGCTACATCTGTATTTTGGGTTAAAGCAATTTCTTGGCTATGCGGAAACCAGGGAGTGCCATAGAAAGTAATACCATTCTGTGATTTGGCAATTGTTAATTTATCGCTGACACTTTGCATAAAATTCTCCTATTAATACTTAATGAAGCCATTGACATAAACGTTAATTGGACAGGTTTGATTAATGGGGGCTGGCACTATACTGATGTCCAATCCACCTCCTGTTTGTAAAGCAAATTCCGGCGTAAGTGCATTGACATAAAGAACGCCACCAATCGCAGTCATAAATGGCTGTTCAGAGCCAACACTATCGGCTATATCACCACTGGGTATAAGATATGGAAATTCAGGAAAAGGGCCACCCGCACGGGTACGAGTCAATGCATCGGGATCACGACCCGATCCATTATTCCAGAAACGCGGAAAATACCCGCGTAAATCAGGTAATGCAATTAAACCATTCGCATCAGCAATTAGCTTATCTCTGACCTGTGTTACGGTATCTGTGGATAAAATAGGGATTTGTCTCGCAACATCATGCGGAACATTTGGGATGGTTCCCACACCATTAACCGTAAACCAAAACAATTGAATAAATGCAGGCCCAGTTGTATTGACAGTTTGAGTATAATAAGTACCGGGAGTAATAGAGCTACCAGGTAATACTGTCCATCTGATAATTTGTTCAGAAACAGTACCCACCCCTGCCTGAATAACTGAAAAAGTAAAACCAGATGTTCCTATATTTGGAGCAATTTGACTCACATCCCAACGATTCCAAATAGCAGAAAATTGATTAGATGAGGCTGCCACATTTGTAAAACCATTAACTCCCGTACCCCATGAAAAACCAATTGCAGTCGCTAAAGCAGGATAACTTGAAATGGGTATACCACCTCCATCACAATATAAATAACCTGATGGCGCGATTGAGCTCGGTTGACCAGACATAATAATAGTTCCAGTCGGAACCGCATTCTGATAAGTGAATCCCAACTCATTAAATCTATTATGACTAACGATAACAAATTTTCCATTATCACTGCCATCATAGGCTGGAATGTCAAAAGAAGCGGGTAAAGTAAATGCTTTATCTTGTTCGGGTGAAGTAGGTGGATAGGTCAAGACTGGAAATGTGCCAGGCCCCACTAAAATCATGTCGGTATAACTAATATCAGATGTAGATGCCAAAGGAGACTGTAAACTTAATCTAATAAAATCACGGTCATCAGTACCAAGCGTTTTTCCGGTAGTGATCGGCATTGTAAAAGGAATATTAAAATTTTGGATTTGCGGTGTAATAGTAACGGTGGCTATAGTGACCGTGACTTCTGGCGAACCGCCAGCACCAAAATTTTGTGTAATATTAAAGTTAACATTATGGTTATTCCCATCATTTGAATAACCGCAAAATTGAAATGTCAATGCCTGCCCTTGCATAAAATTAACATCTGTAATGGCATTGAAAATATCTTTATTAGCATCCCCTGGGTTAGCAAAAGTACATTTTACTTCTACCGCATAGCGTGGATTTTGATCAGGATGATCAATCGGCGTATCATAACGAACAAAATTTACATAATTAATAGAAGATGAACTGGGCGTTTGTCGATAGAGCCATCCGCCATAGGCAATGTCTGTGAAACCATCTCCACTGCCATCCCCCGCTAATCCACCATTTGGCAAATTCAAATGCATTAAAAATTGACCATTCGGTAGAATATTTTCTAGTTGCGTAGTGACGGTATTTGAGCTACCATTAATAGTAGGATAATGGTCACGAGTGAATTGCAGTACATTTTGTGCGCTATAGACAGTAATGTAATACAAATCGACATTTCCTTCATCGTCAAAAGGACGATAATAAGGAATGATATCTTGACCATTATTAGGATCAATAAATGTACCGATGCCACTTAATGTCAATGGATTAGGCAGTTCGGTAAAAATAGGACTATCTGGTGGGCCACTCACCGTATAGACAGGTTTTAACTGAGTATGGTCGGCATCCCGGTAAAAAGTGACAACTCCATAGGCTAAAAATTGGCCTGTGTCTTTGTCAACAAACTCCTGCTGTAATGCAGGGGCAATCATAAACTGATCGGCTGGGATGACGGCATTTACTAAGCAGGGCATAAGGATACCTCATATGTTTTTTTTATTTTTTCTATTTTGCTTATCTGTGACTGCCTACCATTTTGGTGTATTAACATATTTATTTTGGATATTCTTTTCTTTATTAGGATTGGCAGGGATTGGCAAATTGATGGGATAGTTTTCATTTATTCTGCTGTCCTTGTTGAGCCGCTAATAATTGAGAAATTGGAATTTGATTCATATTTTTAGAAACTTGAGGATTAAAAGACTCAAGATATCGTTCAGGAACGTTAGTATTTAAAAGCGCCTTAGTTAAAAGATAATTTAAACCCACCGGCCTTATCATATGGCCTATTATTTGAGCAATATTTTTTTTACTAAATATTGAATCCTTGATACTTTTTTCCATTTCTTTAATCGGATCTTGTGCAGCATTAGTAAATCCAGTCTTAGGAATAAGCATTGGATTAATGTCTGTCGGCGGATACATCCCAGTTGCAGTCCTTAAATCTTCCATTTTTTTAACAAAATCTGGAAATTGTTGTCTAAATTGTTCTTTAGTACGAAGCGGTAAATTATCAAATCTTGTAATTACCTGTTGCGGAGTTAATTGAGTTTTGCTATTTGCTTCTGTTTGTCCTTTGCTAATTCTATCTAATAGAACTTTAGCTTGTCCTTTCGGAGATAAGGCATTCATTAATCTTCTTGTTAAAGTCGGATTTTCATTTTCCTTATTCATTGGAACATAATCTTTAGTAATTCCTTTTGCTTCTCGCTCACCAGTCCCATATTCAAACAATCTTGGATCAAAATTATTTTTTATATTATTTATATTTTCAAAAATATCAGGATTGTTTCTTGCTAATATTCTTTGTGTGCCTATTCCCAATCTATCTATATTTTGGAATAATTTTTTAGGATCAAGGTCATTCATTCCGCGCGTTGCTACCGATAAAGCAACTTTATTTTGACTTTCTGGTGAAATAATAGACATTAATTTATCAGCTAATGTAGTATTTTCATATGAACCAGTTTTAAAAAAATCTTTTGCCAATTGTTCAGAAGGACGCTTTTTTAGAGAATGCTCAAAAAGAACTTTATTATCTTGAATAGGTGCTAATTGTGTCCGCATATAATCATTAGCATCCATATATTGATCTAATAATTTAGAACTAGGATTTTTATTGACATGGTTTATAGCGGCTTTTTTAATATCTTGATCATAAGCATTATATAATCCACGATAGGCTTTACCTGCTTTTCTATTCCCAGAGGCATAAGCTTCTTCTGATTTATCCCAATAATATTTCTTTAAAACATTTACATCTTTAAAATCTTGAGCGGGATATTGATCAGGTTGACCTGTAAAAAAATCTTTCGATCTCTTTTGATCTATTATCCTACCTAGATCATCATATAATTGAGAATCAAATCCGCCTAATGTATGCCTTTCTTTGATAATATCCATATCATCTCGTAATTTTTTTGCTTCTTTAGTAATATTGTCTTGTGTAACCATTGCTCCTTCATCTTTTGCGGTTTGAGTCATGCTATCATATTTATCATTTTTTATTTTTACTCTTTGTTGCCAGATATTGGATAGTTCATCTTGAACTTCTTCCAAATTTTGTCCGCGTGATTCAAGAGGATTTTCCGATTTTCCAGATAAGAATTGTAAATTTCTCATTAATTGTTGTTGAATTGGATCGGAATAATTCTGACCTACTTCTTGCGCTATTTCTTCTCTTAAATTGGTAGCTCCTTGTAATCCTTCGCCCTGCGTTCCAAGAGAAGATAAATTTTCATCTAAATTACGTCCAAATGATTTACCCATAGCAATCTGAGTTTTAGCCATAGGGGAACCAGGAGAAACAGAAGTTAAAGATTCTGCACCCCCAAGGGCTGGACTTGAAATTATTTTTGCAGGTGCAGGATTTTTTATTCCAAGAGCATTCAATGCGGAAAGTCTTTCTTGAACTTCTTCTGGTGTAGCGGTTCCCCCACCTTTATTAATGGCTTGTTTTATGCCTTGATAAACGTCTGATCCAGATTGAGCTAATGGGCCAAGAGCAGATAGTCCGAGCATTAATGGATTTGTTAATGCTTCTTTACCAGATTCCGAAATTGATTTATCACTATAAAATGGAGCAGAAGCTGTTCCAATAGCTATATTTTTTGCATATTGACCTATTGGTTTACCAATATACTTTGATAAAAATCCAGCAACTTTAGGTAATTGTGCTTCAGAAGCCGATAATAATTCTCCAGCACTTGATTCTGGTGCTGCGACTAAAAATGGGGCAGTTCCCCCCAATAATTGCATTGATTGAGCTAATGGAGTATTTTCTGTTTCTTTAGGAACAAAATATTGTTTTCCTAAATAACTTTCTGGTATTTGCTCAGGAACACCCTGCAAACCAAATGCAGATGCTATTTTAGAAGGATGTATACCTAATGACTCTAGTAGTTGCAATTGGACATTACCAATATGACGACCTAAATTTAATGTTCCATATTCAAGATTACCCAGTCCGGTTTTTCCTAATAGAGATAATTCATTTATTCTTTCTTGTGGACTTTCTCTATGCATTCCAGAAAGAGTATCTTTAAATGTTTTATGCATATTCTGATTATTTTCTTCTTCATCTAATTGCTGAATCATCTGTTTTTGTATTTCAGGAGTCATTGCAGATGATTGGTTTTCTTCATTATCTAATTGAGATAACATAGCCTGCTCTTGTGCTTTAGTTAAAGCCATTATTGGCCTCCTTCATATTCTACTAAACCACTAGATGTACGCTTATACCATTTACCATCAGGGCCTTTAATTAATTTTTGACCATTAGCAGACTTCACTTCAAATTGTGTTTTTGGTGCTTGTCCTTCGGGTGCTTTCATTCCCGTACTTTGTGCAAGTTGCTGTGCCACTGAAGGTTGTTTATCTTCTTGTGCAAACTCTCGCGCTAATTGAGCCTGACTTTTATAACCAGATTTACGGGCAGTATTTGCTTGTTCAATCATCCGATTCCATCGGTTCATTGCCATCTGTGGAGTAGCTGCCCAATCATTAGGGTTAAGTAAATCCGTCACAGATTTTATTTCCGCATCGGTTGCTTGTCCTGCCATTGTTCTTCTTAATTCATTCGCACTGCCAGGCAAATCAACATGTATAAATTGATCATATTTAAGAAAATCTGGATCGTTCTTAGAGGAACCGACGGCTGCCAAGGCGCGATCTAATGCGGCTCCCGTTTTCCCATAAGTACCAGAGAATTTAGTAATGGCTGGCATATTAGGCGTAATTTTATCGGTCATGGACTTAAACATATCACCGAATAGACGTTGATTTAACTGCGCAGCAGTTGTACCTTCTTTGATTAGTTTTGATCGAATTAAATCAGCGGTATCTTTTGACGCTGCCTGCTGTTCAGGTGATACTTGTAATCCTAATGAGGCTGGGCTGATTGGCTGCGCTACTGTAGGATTAATTTGTTGAGCCAATGCTGGGCCAACCGCTGATTGCATAGGTGATTGAGAAGGAGTTTGAGGCGCAGTAATACCTAATGCAGTCGCTTGAGGTTGGGGTGCATTGGCCAATTGCTGTATACCCTGTGGGCTAATTGTCATAGGATTTGCGGAAATAGGAGCTTGACCTATAGCCGGTTGACTCGTACTCTGTTGTGCATTAGGCTGAGATAATAAATAACGTTTTGTCATGGAAGCCGCATAACTAGGAAAATATTCGGCGGGTATCCCAGACTGTAAGAAGCTAGAAAATATACTATCCTTTGCGGTTTGTGGTAATGCATTATAACCGGAGATATCCGCATAAGCTTGACGTGAAGCAGTCATGGCTTTCTGTTCAGATAGCTTTGTATTCAATTGATCCATTGCGCCTTTATATTCTTCACTATCTGGCCCATAAACATCTCTAATTTTCTTTAAATCAGCCTGAGTTTTACCAATATCCGATTGCCACATATCTCCTTTTTGTTGAGCGGCCGCTGCTAATGCATTTTTATAATTAATCTCTGCTTCAGTAGACTGTGGATAATATTGATTAGCTAATTGAGTTTTTTGTAGATTAGCTTGATTTATCTGCTGCTGCATTTTCATCTGCTCAGGCGCATTCAAAGCCTGCATAATTTGACCATAAATACTCAGAGAGTTCTGAATATTTTGAGACATTGGCATATAATTAACTAATGGAAACTGCATGATGTCCTCTTAAAATAAGCCTGCCAACATACCACCGATACCACCCAATGAAGAGAATAAACCATTCATGGATTGATCTTTATTTGCTGTACCCATATAAGCGAGCGATCCTTCCATGCCTAAGTTTCGGGCTAATTGTTGCGCAAGACTGGAAGATGCGTCATAACCTTGATGCGTTAAATCACCCAATCCTTGCTGACCTTGTTGTTGAGTGCGTAGAATAGAATTAATGTATTCTTGTTCATCCCTGGAATTGATACCATTAATCTGATTAGCCACGGCAGCTTGTTGTGCCGGTGTACCGGCCTGTCCGCTTGCTGCGGCTGATTGTGCAGCCGCCTGTTGCATTTGATCGGTTTGATATTGTGAATAAGGGGAAGCGGTATAACCGGCTGCAATCGTATTATAATTATTAGCGGCTCCTTGCGGGGTTGCCCATGTAGAAGCATTATTATAATATTGATTCATCGCCCCTAAACCCGTATCAATATAAGGTTGATAATAAGGCGTAATCGTGCCAGGAACTTGTTGCAAATAAGGCATTGCAGAATCAGCCGGATTTTTACCTCCACCGAATAAACTACTAAACAAGCTTCCTAGGGTGCTTCCTCCTATACTTCCTAAAAGCGCATAGATGGGATTAAAGGAAGTAGAAGTTCCTCCTCCTAACCCACCTGCGATATCATCTGCCATTGCCATATCAGTTCCTCATGTCGTCGTAATTGTTCTGGAAACACCATTAATAGAAACCACTAAATTTGTCCCATCAAAACTCAAGAATCTCATCGGAATAGCGGGATCACTTAACACCACATCTGATGAAACACCATTAATATTGACTAATAAATTTGTGCCATCTGAAGTAAAACTGATCGGAAATGTTAAAGGCACTGTTAAATTCTGAAAAGTAGTGCCATTCACATTCGTATAAAGATTTTTATTTTCATCACCATATTGCTCAATACGATTTGGCATCGGTGTTGATGAAACAATCGCTGCCCGAGTACTTAATTGATTCACAGTTATATTTTTATATTGTCCCGCTACATTCGCCATGTGATTATCAGTATCACCGTTATAAGCGAAACGAGCCGTATATTGTTTTGTGCTTAAACCATGTGTACTTGTCCCATTTCCTACTAACTCTGAATTCTTTCGGGTAGGCACTAAATGTCCATCTTGTGAAAAAAATAACTGGCTTTCCTGATTATTCATTGATAGAAAATTAAAATAATCCTCTTGTAATTCTCCGGTATTCGCATTAATTGGTTTATTATGGGAGGGAAAGTTTATAACATTCATACTCTCATCCTCGCTGTTCCATCTAATACAACAAAACGATCATGGGATAAAAACATAAATTGTAATCTGAGATCATTCGCTAATCCTAAATTACGAAAGTGAACCTGTCCTTTACGATAACCTACTGGTAACATTTCATAACGATTCCAGTTACCGAATCGTTCCCCTCCATCTTTCGACAAAGATAAATCGACATAACGGGATGAAGAGTTCTCACCTTGCTCCATGACTAATTCAACTTCTTTGATAACAAATTTCTTATCTTGGAAACGAATAGGAGGGCATACCCGAATACGCGGAATTTCAGCACCATCATAAGAAGTAAGTTGGGCATCTAATAAATATAGTCCAGGGTTATTTTGATCAAAATTGATGAAATATTGATTGTTATTGAAATAAACCAACTCTTTCATGATATGAAAATTTTGGTTTTCATCTGTGCAGTTAGTCCATAATTTAGAACTAAAATCATATTGAATACTGAGATTGTCATCAGGATTATAGAATGTAATTTGATAAATAATATGACCATTCTCTTGACGCATAGTGGCATAGGATTGTTCAGGAAATTCAATCACATTCTTTAGTAAATAATCTAATCCATCGCTCGATAAATCTTTAACTTGACCGCCTTCCGTATATACAATCGTTGGCCCGGATACAGCATTATAAGCTAGCCAAACTAACATATTAAAACCCACGCAAATACTGGGAACAGACAATACGCCATAGTTAATGGCTAAAGAGTTATTTCGCTGGAAAGGAAAAGAAACCGGATTTCCAATGCCAGAGGCATTGTAACCCGTTGGATTATCATTCCATAATTCAGATATTTTTTTTCCCATTACCCATAAAGTTCTACTCAATGGTACAACCGCTTGTAATTCATCGGGAGCCGTTTGAAGAAAAGCGACCATTAAAGCATTATAAGTTGTGCCATCATCACTATTAGAGATTTGCCAAAAATTACGATTGGAATCAGTGATAATAAAATAGGTATCCAAAAAAGAAATATAAGCAGGGGTGACATCTGGAATATCAATGCGAGTAAAAGTAAAGACACTATAATTATAAACATATAAGGCTAAATTATCCACAATGCCAATTTGGCTAGCTAGATTTTCAGTGATATAAACTGGCCCAGTAAAAGTACTTAAAACGCCAATTTCTTGATAATGTAATTGTGCATCAATTGCATAGACATATCGACCAATCACTGCGATCATTTGATTTAATCGAACACTTACATATAAGGCACGTGGTTGTAATCCAGATAAAAAAGAGATATCTTTACAATAACCCGAATTATCTACTAAGCATTTGACTTCATTAGCCGTCGTGACCATCATATTAACGGTTTTTTCGTTGGTAATTTTGTCATAGCGTGCAAAATTAGTGCCGCCAACTATACCAATGGGAATAGATTGAAACTGATTGCTCATCACCATTAGGGCCACCATGCCGAAGGGAAATTCGCTTGTAAATAAGCGTCTCCGCGTCCCGGTCGATGAGAGATCATTTGAAATTTATTGGTTAGTAGATCAGTGCCGACTAATTTATTCACTCTTCTTTCTAAGTTAGCTAATTGCTCTTGAACTTTTGGATTAACATCCATGCCATTCAATAAATCTAACTCATAAGCTAGCCGATACTTGAGCCATTTCAGATAAAAAACATCATAGGTATTAGTCAGTACGTCATTAAATTGCACATCAGCCAACATAAATTTACCAGTAATATTGACCTGATAGACTTTATCAGGAATAGGATACATATAAATTTTGCTGGCATTGTGTTCTCTTTCGACAGTATAAATTTGAGGAAGAGAAATTAAATTATTGACTCTGGCCCATCCAAAATAACGATTAATACTTTCTCGTGTTAGAGAATATCTGACGTCAGAATCTAAATTATAAGTCATTGTACTGACTTCAATTAGATTATTGACCACATAGGTTTCTTGACCGTAAGCAGTATTAAAAGATTGGTGAGTAAAATAAGGAATGAGAATGGCATCAAGGGCTACTTCACCGATGATGCCATTCAGCAGTTGCAAACCAACCGAAGCCTGAGAACCAGTCAGTGTCTCATAATCTATCCCGACAATATCAGCCAGATAGTAAGCTTGCGTGATGAGGTTGTTTGCAGTAATGGCCATTCATTAGCTCACAAGGGGGAAAGCTAATCTCATGGCATACTCAGGTACTAAGGTTTTACCCCAAATCACGTCATGGACTAAACCCATCACGTTTTGAGTAGGAATATTACCGTAATACACACGCATCGAAATACCTGTTTCCTCATCAACTTCTTGGCTAGACGGGAATGGATATTGGTCTGGCAAACGCGGCATTGCTAAAAACAATGCATTACCACCTACAATAAAACCCACATTATGCGAAGCAGTGACAGTGGCAGTTGCACCAACCAAATCGGCTAATGATACGTTAATATTTTTGGCATTATCGCTTGGTTTATCAACACCAGATACTAATGCAGGATATACGCTCACGGTAACAGTACCACCCGAAGAAGCAGCATCCGCCTGGACAGCGACTTGAATTTTTTGACTGGTAGTATTGAATTGCGTGAATTGCAGGAAGAAAGCGCCAACCGCATTGTTTGGATCAATGGTGATAATATCATAAGCCGCAAAAGCTTTTGATTCAGTACCGCCGGCGCTTGTAAAAGTAAGACTACTTCCGTCCGCACTAACTGAAGAAATAGTCAATGCTAAAGTAGAAGGATCAATTTCACCGAATGCACCAGAAATATGCTTCGGCATATTGGTGACACGATGCCAAGAACACTGGGCAAAATCACCGAGCATCCAGCTCTGGGCAATTTCTTCATTTCGTCCCGGGACAAATTGGTTAATACCAGAGTTGATAATGGCAGAAATGACAGTATTCGGCAAATAACCGCGAGTAGGATATCCCGGATCACCATAATCTCTCATGCCCTCTAATGCTTGGTCAAGTTGGGCAAAAGAATTAATTGGACTACGTCCGTCACCATAACAACGATAAGTATTGGTTTCTGCTAAAGTCGCGACATCCTGAGAAACACGACCGCCAATACGTCTAATAGCGGGCAAACCAATTCTATCCATATAGGCATCTATATTGAAAATAAATTGTTGTGCATTGCCCTGAATAGGAACGTTGAACGCTTTGTCCACTTTAAGAGATTGAACACGCTGAGTAATGGGTTCAAAATCAGCAATCAGAGAGTCGCTTCCAACAAATTTCAACGGCTTGTCGAAAGTGACCGTATCGCCAAGTTGGCCGGAAAAATTTTGAAAATCATCGAACATCGTGTTCGCTGTAAAAATCAGCGGATTACAGATGTATAAGGGGCCTAGATCAGACTGTTGATAAGTCTGCACATTTTGTAAAAAATTGTCTGCCGGTAATGATTGTGGCATTGTAAAAACCTCGATTTGTTAATAATGATTACTATTAACAGCGGGTTTAATTGCCAAAAAAGCATTACCGAGAGAAAATAATACTAATTAGAATCTATTAGCGTATTTTTCTCTGGCTGCTTTCGTCAGATTAACGTCACCGCTGCTACTTGCTTTAGAGGGACGTACTTCGCGGAGCGGATCATTAGGTATTTTCTTTGCAGCAGATGATTCATTGTTTTTCAAACTGACGGATAAATCATGGAGTTTCTTTTTAGCCATATCAATCTTTGCCTTATTTCCACTATTTAACAAAGTTTCCAGTGAAGTAAATTGAGCCGTTTTATCCATGAGGTCATATATAACATCCCCAGGATTATCGACCGTATTCAACACTTTAAACCATTCATCACCTTGAAAGGCTTCTAAATTAACTCGTTCATTAAAGTCTGCATATTTTTTTTGTGCAGCCTGTACTTTTGGAGTTAAATCAGCCACCAACTGTTGCGCTTCTTTTTGTTTCTGTTGCGTTTCAAATTCTTGTTGCTTTTGTGTTACAAACGAACTCAATGCTTGTCTCACAGAGGCATCAATCATTTGTTGGTGCACTTGAGGATCCATTGGAACAGGGGTTGGTTGTTGAGCCGGTTGATGTTGAGGAATATAAGAGGGAACCGGTTGTACAGGAACTTGCGCTTGTTGTAGCGCGCGCTCTTGTGCTTCTTTTAACCCCCTTTCATATCCTTTCTGTTCACCTTTTTCTAAACCTTCTTTGTACTTACCACTGACCAAACTACTCAAATGTGCCTGCTGATCAGCCGCATAAGCCACAGGCTGTGGAGCCGATGACTGTTCCGCAGGTTGACTCGCATGAGAAACGGGTGCTTGTCCGCTAGGCGGTACAGCACTACCTAAATTCTGCTCTGATTGCATACGATCCTCTTATTGACTATTGACGCCGTCACGCTAACACTCAAAACAGTTGAGTACTGAATACATTTACCCGTGTATTGCCGGTAACACCTAAATGCGCTTAGGTAGCGATGGTAGAGCCATCATAGCTCTACCATTGGAGAGACTTTGACATGAATATAATACTCTTATTTATAATTTTGTCAAGTATTATATTCATTATTAAGATTTAACGACTTTCTTAATAATCATTGGTACAAAGCCCCCACTCTGAGCGGGCGACTTATATTTCGCACGCTGTTCAGGATCACAAGTTTTCCCATCTTTCTTTGGCTCTTCAATAGGCCAGCTTTTAATTCCACTCATTTCTTTTTCCTCACGGTTGATTTAGATTTACCTAATACACGATCAGCCTTTCGGTCGATCTTTTCTTTTTCAGCAGATGATAAGTTACCTTTCTTCACTTGCTGAGAAGCTCTTGCTTTGGCATTCCGAGCATGATTTTTATCATTCACTGGATACTTACGCTCATTCGGCAATGCAAATTCATTTTTTTTTAATGATTTACGTTTCTTAGTAGTTAGCTTAGCCATTAACGACCTCTTTTAGCGCCAATTTTCTTACGGAGGTCTTTAATCGTATTATTAGAATTTTGAATTAATGACTTGAGTTTATTACCAAAATTAGCAGATTTACCGCCCGGTTTATTCGATTCATTGGGTTTTTTAATATTCCCCATATTGTTTGCCTCTTTTTGGTTTAGCTTTCTTCGATACTTTTCCCTTCTTCGGTTTCATCTTCTGATCCTCCGTTTTCTCCTTCATTTTTCCCATTACTTTTTTGGGAATCATTTCTTTGTTTTTCATTGATCATTTCTCCAACAGTTTTAAAAACATTTGCAGCATGTTTTTGCTGCTCCAAAGCATGTTCGCGTTCACTTTCGATCTTGCTATATGCATGTTTATCGAGGGCGATTGCCCCTTCAATCAATGTACGCTGACTTTCAGCTTGTGCTTTATTTGCATTAGCGGCGGCTGCCGTTTGCGCTACTAGGATGTCTGATTCTGATTTGGCTTTCATGGCATCGGCTTTTTCATGATCCGAACGCATTTGAACAGCAGTTTTCATGACCTCTAACCGGCGCTCGGCTTTTTTATCCATTGCATTCATTTCAGCAATCTTCATTTTATTGACTTCGGGATTAGTCATCATAGCCATTTGCTTTTGCTCTTGTGCCGCTTGTGCCATTTGTTGTTGCTTTTGTTGCCAGAATTTAGCGAATTTCTCTTTAAGCAAGGAAATATCTTTGACCTCGATATTATCCAAAATAAGCTGAATACCTTCTGGTGTACCAACAAATTCATTAATGGGCGGGCATATCTTCATCAGATTAGTAATGGTATCTAGGAATTGAGTGCGCTGTACTTCAAAAGTAGCGTCCATTTTCACTTCAACTTGCAGATCATCAATCTCATATTCCAGTTTATACATTGGGTTTTGAATAGAATCATTCACTCTCATGAAAGTGCGATTTCCTTCTTTGTCCATGACAGGAATAGTACGTGCTGTGGTATAATATTTTGGCATCAAGTCTACGAATATCTTTAACACTTGATTCATTGATTCCAAAAAATTGACAATATAAGGACGAATAGCATTATTGCTTTGCGTGGCTCCTGCTTGAATAGCAGCCCCGCTCATATTGTTTTGCTGACCTTGCTGAGCATCATAGCTGCCCAGAATAGCTTGGATAGTCTGATCACAAATTTCAAAGAAAGAGATTACCGCCTGGCTGACTTGTCCACGCCCAATGACTTCCGGCGGATTTAAGGGAGCAGTCTGTGCAGGGTTTTGAGTGAATTGATTATAAACTAAAGCTGCATTGGTTTTTTGAGGATTTAGCCATGCTTGTTGATATTCTTCTTCTTCAGGCAATGCTTCTTTTGGAATTAAGACATCCGTCATACGCATATTTTCAATTTCATTCACAATATGCTGTAAGCAAACATTCTTCGATTTCTGCATATCCATTGCATAGAAATGGAAAGGAATACACATTTGTATGCCATCTTTCATCCAAATGGAATTGCCATCAAAGAAAACACCCGGCAAAAATCGATAGTCTGTTTCTTCTTCTTCTAAGATTTCACTAGCAATAAATTTATAGTTATAGATGGTCGTTTGTTTCCGTTTAGCTTTCTTAATAATTTGCGGCGGTGCAATCATTGAGCCTTCTACTTCTAACTGAGATACATATTCTTTATATTCTTCACGGGTCCAGGTTTTCTGCTGATCAGGATGCATGGGATCAGTGGTTAGGTAGAGCATCTTATATTTATATTTCTTTTCATAAAAATCGCATACCATGACAATTTTTTGCTTGGTTTTTCCATAGCCCTTTGAATAAAACCATGAGAAACCATTGCTAGGGGCTGCACTAAAAGAACTATCTTTGATTTCAATGCCATATTCGTCTTCAACTTCTTCTTTAGGTTTGGGGTAAAGTTCAAAGTAATATTTTCCGTCACCTTTATGCTTTTCACGAGCCAATACGTCAAAACCAGCTAAGGTATTATCGCGTACCGTTTCAAATTCCAACATTTGATCAAAGATTTTATCATTTAGATATTTGGTTTTGACTTTGGCAATAGCGAATGATCCCGATAACATATCACTGAATACTTTGCATTGTTTACTTTTTGTGCTATCCATAATATAACGCATGTGGTTTTCAACCACTTCCGTTTGCGGCGCAAGCTGAGGATCGCCCGCAGCGGGTTGGACGCTGGGCGCAGGGGTATTTTTAGAGAATTCACCTACTTGATGTGCATGATAAGCATTAATCACATTGGCCTGTACAATAGGACGTTCTAATTCAGTCAGGACTGCTGATTCAGAACGATTGAGATTAGAGGCGAAAAGAAAATCTTGAGCTTGACGATATCGGTCATTATTAGGTCTAAACCAATCCATCCAGTCTTCTACCGCCCGAGTTAAATAGGTTAACCTGGATTCTTTGGTGTTCTCTTCTATATATTGATCAATATCGCTCAATTTCTTGCTCGCTTAGGAATGGCCTTATAGCCCTTCGGCACTTGAGATTTAACCAATTGAGAATTGACAAAAGTCAATACAAAATCGGACATTAACCCCATGTTTGCGGCATCCCGCATGGTATCCGCCAAGTCATCGCGTATATGTGTATCATTTGCAGTAATTTTTGTCAAGTGATTTATGCATAATTCATTTCCATTTGAATCAACTATACCATTCATAATAGTAATGCGGCCAGTATGCACATAACTTTGACATGCCAGAAAGCCTTCAATTTTATTAGCACGGTGCATCGCTTGCTTAATTTCTTCTTTTAAACCTTTATCAATCGCGTATTTTCCAGCTATCCGATGGGGAATCGTGTCAATGACCTGAATACCGGGTAACTTCTGTAAGACGGAAAGCAATGTCGTGCCCGTAGATTTTTTCTCAATCCCCACTAATTTAGGTTCTACGTGGAACTTTGAGCATTGATAATAGAATTGCATGAACTCATGCTCTAAGTCAGCAGGTTCCACCCATATTTCCCAGGCGTCCAGCCACACTAAAGCCGTAACACTAGTTTCTTTATTATTTTCTTTAAGCTTATAAAGCCCCCAAAAGCTAAAAGCAGTCGCATCATTGTAGGTTTTAGAAGTTTCAGCAGTATCTACGGTAATAAAGGTAGAAATAATATTATCTGGAATTGTATCCAATATTCTAATTTTATCGCGTTTAAAGATACCACCACCGGCTGGCTGAGGGTCTTGTTGATATTGAGCCGAATAGACATATTCATTGATTTCTTTTAATTTCAGCAATTCCTCTTTGGTATGCTTGCTGGGATCAAGCGCATTACCTGCTGCATCAAGCGCAGGGATAATGAGTCGTTTCCATTGATGCGTATCAAACTTGCCACTCATTAACATGCCGGCTAAATCGCCTTCGTGCAATCTTTGACCAATAAAGATAATAGGAGTTTTACGATTGTTTAATCGACTCCGAATCGTCTTATGGAAGTTTTCATTTTGACGATCACGAATAGTATCGCTATGCACTTCATTGGGTTTATGAAAGTCATCAATAAAAATGCATCCACCAAATTCATCAGTATGAGACAATCCTGCATGTTTGGAAGTGATAGAGCCTTCTGAACCATCGGCATATACCATTCCTTTCATATTAGTAATAAAGAATTCTTTACCTCTCGTATGCTGAGAAAGTTCGACACCAAAGATTTGCTGAAATTGCGGAGATTCAACAATGCATCGCACTTTGGTCGATTGAGTAATAGCGACGCCTGATTGATAGGAAATATATATGAAACGGCTGCGAGGATAGAAGCCAAGTCCATAGGCGGTCAACAAAACAGCCCAAGTTGTTTTGCCGTAACTGGGAGGAATATTGACAATCAACCTATCTATTTCATGATGAACGACCTGCATAGCCGTATCAGCCAAGATCAATTGATGAGGCTGACGACACATCGGAGTGGAAATTGTGAATTCTTGGTTTTCAAGAATAGGAAAGAAATACTTTTCAAACTCTATGAAATTTCGTAAATCTTCTTTATGGGGAAGTTTTTCTCGGGCTGTATAATTAATAGCCTGTATTTTATTTTCTATCCGAGCAATTCTATTGGCATGTCCGCGCATTATGTATAAAATACCATATATTATTGAATAAATCAATCAATACTTAGTATATATAATTTTATTTATCAGCTATTCTATTTTCGTTATTTGTATTAAAATTAAATTTTAATTCATTAGGAGAGCGTTTATGAAAATGCTAGATATTTATTGTTCAAAATGCGGGGCTATTGAATGTGATTGCGCCAATAAAAAAGCTGAAGAATATGAGAAAAAATTTATTGATGCAATGAATAATGATTTTAATACTGGAGAGGCACTTAATGTGATAGATCATGTAACAAAAGAGCTTAATCAGATTAAACAAGAAAAAATGAAAAGAGATAAAGACTGGAAGGAATATTGCAAAAATATGACAATTGAAAAAGCTAAGTTAATATATGAAGAATTAAAAGATGCACATAATAATCCTATTATATATAAACATTTGACTCAAGATCATAAATTAGTATTTGAAATGCTTAAAAAATTAGCTGAAAAATTGAAATGGGACTAGCTATCAATATTTCTATTAATGATTTCATTAAATGTTTTGATAATTGTATCTAATTCTATCAAAAATTGAGGTTCTCCATGGATAAATTTATAAAGAATTTTATTACATTCAATAATAGTCTGAAATTCATGATTAGTAATAGTAATAGTTTTCATTTAATATTTTTCACGTTTATGATATATTGAGACATACATTTCCTTAAAGTGGGTTAAAGTTCCTATATAATCTTTCTTTTAAGGAAGCATCATCGGCATGAATATAAATTTCTTGATCGTTCAACAATAATTTAACTTCTCTTTCCGTAAGAAATGGAAGATAAATATTATTAAAAATAGATTCATGTATTTTGTCTATATTTTTAACATAGTCCTGTAACGATCTGCCATAGCAGGGCTCAACGCCTTTAGTGTAATTATGAAAGTACATGCAAGTACTTGGCTCCATAATTAAACACTTTCCAGATAAAGCAATAAAAGTAGCCGCACTACCACATTCACCGGAAACTATACAGGTAACATTATAGGTTGATTTTTTAATAGCATTTGCAATTTGATTGCCAATGGATGACTTTCCACCTGGCGAGTCAATATAAATAAAAATATTACCTTCTGCTAAATTATTTGGATTGCTATGTAATAATTGTAATAAACCAAAATAGTGATCAATTTTAGATAGTTCACCATGGATATAGACTGCATATCCACTTATTATTGAATATATACTTAATCGCTTATTCTCTTCTATTTGAGCGAAGTCTCTATAACTCATATCTGATTCCACCTCCACTGATATTCTTTCGGTTTAAATGCCTCTAAATATTTCATTTGAACTTCTGCCCATTTACCCTCACATAGGGAACAATTCACTTGATGATATCGGTCAATTAATACGCAAAAAAAAGGAGTACACTTTTTTTCCGTTTCTTCGACTTTAATTCCTTCTTTTCTTCTCTTATAAACTGCGTTCGCTTCTTTGGCACATATTTTACATCGAATGCGTAATTTTCTTCTGCCAGTTTGGTTAATCAGGCGAGCTATCGTTTTTCCATGTCTTTTACAGTCGATGAATATTTCATTGGGTAAAAGCATTATTTTTTATTAGCTTTTCCCAAAAATGATATTTCATTATTTGCACCAGTCATTTTATTGTACTCAAGCTGCATTTTGACGCTGGATATCATTTTCCCAGCAATATTAGCTTGTGAGTTAGCTACTGCTGGCGTAATATCTCCGGAAGCGACGCGCTCTAATTGTTCGGCTAAAAAGTTTCGTAGCTTATCTATGGTTTGAATTGACATTATTTTTCTCCTTTAGAAAACGTTTTAATTTGATTAATTCTCTATATGTTTCAATAAACATAGGAGAGAAATCTGATTTCTTTAATATTTCTGAATTCTTCATTAATAAGTTATTAATATATTTATCAGAAATTTCTGATACTTGTTTTTCATTCCATTTCTTATGACTATATGAAATAATTTCTCGGTTATTAATTCGATATTTTTTTTGATATAATTTTATTGCATCTTTATTTTTCATCCTATATTCTTTTTTTCTTCTTTTTATAGATTCAATATTTTTCATCCTATATTCTTTAATTTTTTGCATTAACTTTTGCGTGTTTTCTTCATAATATTTTTTATTATATTCATCACGACATTCTTTACAATAATAATAATAATTTTTATTTAAAAAAACATCTTCAGTATATCCATGTATTTTACAATTAGCCGATGGTTTATCTTCCATGAATATTCTCTAATTCATTTATTTTTTGCTTTAATTTCTCTATATTTTTCCATAAATCACTTATATTATGATGCAAATTAGCAACATGAAGCTGAATACTATTTCGGCACATTTCATGCAGGTCGTCTAAACCTTGTGCAATATATTCAGTTCTCATGTGCAAGCTCATCGGCTTTTCTTTTCCATTCTTATCTTTAATAGGCCGATTAAGAAACTCTCTAACTTTCTGTTGAGAGGCTTCTTGTCTTTGCTTTAACTCAGCTTCAAAATCTGCTATTTGCTGGAGAGTAAGTTCTTTCATTGATTTGTCTTTTCCAAATAAGTAAACTATCCGTACATTACACTATTATATTCATAATGTAAATAGTATTTGACATATTTATATTAATTAAATATCATTAGTACATGATAAGATATAAGGCATTAAATAAATGGGGTGGGCGATTGCCAAATACGATGGTTAATAGTGCGGTTCCATTTATTGGAGTTGGATCGGCAGGCTCAAGAAATGAATAAAATATTTATTATTGGATTAATGAGTTTCTTATTGATCGGATGTAAGGAACAGTCATGTCAGAAAGGCTTTCATAAAGAATGTGAAACTATATGTATGGCAGCAAATAATGTGCCTATTCCAATTCAGAATTGTTCATGCGTGAAGATCA